CTTTAGTTGTATAAACATTCATCCAATGACCAAACTCATTTTTCATTTGGATGTTAATCAATACGTTTTTTTTATATCCACGAATAACACTAGAAGGTGTCCCTTTAGTGTCGTGAATATTAATAAAACCCGCTCTACATTTTCCCGCTATACGGAATTCATATTCTTTATTAATATCTTTAAGGTGATTGGACACTTGGACCGTAGTTACCTTATTTTTAACGATTGTTTTAAAGGATCCATAGAATACGTCACCTGACATTGTTCCTTCATTAACTGAGATAATTGTGTTGGTTTTTGTAGTTGTCATAACTGTTTATGTTTTTAATTACAATACAAAGGTAATGCTTTTTTTTAAACTGCCAAACAAAAACAAAAAATCCCACAACTTTTTTTTAAAAAAATTATGGGATTATGTTTTGATTAACCATTAAATAACTGAGAAGGGGGATTTTGGTTGTTTTTTGTATGATATAAATATATTATTGTTTACCAAAATTCAATTTTATTTTAAATTTTTTACAATAATTTTGTAAAATTCATCATTTTTTTTGTCTAAAGGTAAATTATCAATACTAAAATAACCACATTCACTATGTTCACCACCATCTTTGGCATTTTCTAAATCAGGATAGATCTCCTCATCAACCTCTAAAGAATATACATACATAAATCCTTTTAAATAGGTTCCATCTTTATTAAAACGATCAATAAACCCAACTAAATCTAAATTACCATTAACTTTAAGATTTGTTTCCTCATAAAACTCTCTACGAGCCGCCTCTTCAGGACTTTCCCCTTCTTCTATCCCTCCACCGGGTATTGACCAAACTCCAGGTAAAGTATTATCATTACTTCTTTTACATAACAATACCTTATCATTACATTTAACCAATATACCGGAAAATCTTTTGTTTTTCTTCATACCTTCTATATTTATAAATATGGAAATAATAATAAACAATAATCTCTTTAATGTCAAATCTGCAATTACAGATAAAGACATTCAAGAAGGAATGAAAGGTAAAAAATTTGACGATACTTTTAACGGAATGTTATTCATAATGAACGAAGGGTACCATTCCTTTTGGATGAAGGATTGTTTAATCTCTTTGGATATCATTTATATATCAGACGGTAAAATTCAAAAAATTTACAGTGACTGTCCTCCATGTAGGGAACAAGACGATACGAAATGTCCCCACTATGAAGGTGTTGGTGATATGATCTTAGAGATCAATGGTGGTGATTGTATTAAATACGATATCACCGAAGGAGATTCAATTTTGATTAAAGAGTGATTTTTGTTCAACAAAAGGTTTAACTCTATCTTCCGCAATTTTCATATAATTAGGACTTAATTCAATACCTAACCATCTACGATTTAATATCTCCGCAGCAACTAATGTGGTTCCAGATCCTGCAAATGGATCTAATACTACATCGTTTTTGTAGGATAATATCTTAATTGCCTTCGTTGGTATATCCATTGAGAAGGTCGCCTTGGTGAGTGATTTTGTATCTGCAAAATAATTCCACTGACCAAAAACAAGCTCCATAAATTCTTTCTTATCCGTCTCCTCATAAACTACTTTTTTCTTTGAACTACCATCCTCTTGTTCAACATCTGTTGGTACTCCAACCCATTGTGGTTCTCCTTTTATTTTTTTGATGTGCTGTTTTTTATAAGCCAAAATGACACATTCCTTAGGGTTGTAAATGTAAGGGCTTGATGGACTCATCCAAGATCCCCATGCTGTTGTTTTACTCCTGTGTGGAGAATCTTCTTCAAGATCCACAATACCAAAAAATCCGTAACCAATTTCTTTCATAATTTGCCACATCTCAGAAACAAAAAATATTCGACCACCTTTCTTTTGTCTATTAATTTCATAAGGAATATTCAAAGCAATTCTTCCATCATCTTTTAATAATCTATATGATTCAGTTAACCAATTTTTTGCGAACTCAATATATTCGTCAAATTCCACATCATCTTCGTGAACGTCATAATCAATACCAACACCATAGGGTGGTGATGTTACAATTAAATCTACTGTTCCTTCGGGTAGTGTTTTCATTATTTCAACACAATCACCATTTAAAATTTTTCCTGTTTCAATCATTTTTTTTTGTTTTTTTTATAATAATAGTAAATAAATAATTAAAAGTCCAGTAGTAATAATTGAAATCCCTATCATAGCCATTCCAAATACTTTATTATTACGATCAACCTGCTCTTTAGATCTTCCTTGCCATTCATTTCTGTCCCATTTCATATCCATACATTTTTTTTAGATAATCAAATAAATTTAAAAAATTAGGAAATTGTCCGTGTTTTTGTCTATAATAATTTTCCATTTTTGATGAATTAAGACCATATTTTTTATCATGCCCCAATCTATCTTCAACGTGTTTTATTTTAACTTTTTTATTTAATATAACTCCAATTTGATTTATAATATCTAAATTAGTTACTCTGAATCGAGTTCCAATGTTAAAAACTTGGTTTATGACCTCATCGTCAAACATAAGATCACATATGACTTTAACGTTGTCATAAACATACATCCACTCTCTAATTTGTTTTCCATCACCATAAACCGGTATCGATTTACCTTTATTAATTGATCGTGTAATCGTTGGGAGAAATTTTTCCTCAAATTGATGTTCTCCAAAATTATTACAAGTTCTTGTAATTAAGTACGGTAAACCATATGTTCTATTTGCCGAAAATACTAACATATCAGAAGCCGCCTTAGTTGATGAATAATATGAACTTGGTTTAATATTATCATCCTCTGTTGCAGTATGATTTATCGCAAAATGATCATCCATATCACCATAAACCTCGTCAGTTGAGATATGAATAAATTTTTTCAAGTTCTTATTTTTTCTTGAAATCTCTAAAAGATTAAAGGTCCCCTCCACATTAGTTCTAACAAAAGGTAAACCATTTTTAATTGAGTTATCAACGTGAGATTCGGCAGCAAAATGAACTATATAATCAAAATCACCAAGATCATTATCGGTTACATCACAAATGTCTTTTTGTAGAAATGAAACATTGTGTTTGATATTTTCTTTTTTACCTGCATAAGTCAATTTATCTACACAAAGAACATCACAATCAAAGTTATCTAATAGGTGATTTATAAATGCGGAACCTATAAAACCCGCCCCTCCTGTTACTACTATTTTCATAATGAACTTGATATTAATTGTGCAATCTTATAACCTGTGTAAGCCCCAATAGCCGCAGATCCTGGAAGTACAATAAATTTACCTAACATAGTTTCATATTTTTTTCTATTCACAATGTACGAGATTAAAATGTAATATAAAATATAGTTAATTAAAACCATAAAATCCATTTCTTTAGATACAAAAACCACTACCGAATTACCCAACAATCCCCAAGCAAAATTAATAACAGTTTCTCTTATAAGTTCACCAGGACTTGTTATAGCATCTAAAACAACAATTTCTTTTTCTAAACCTTTTTTAGTTTTTTTATCCATTTTGTTTTTCTAACATTTCAATATGGTGTTCTAAATACCATAATGCTTTTTTTAAATCCTGTAACTCTTTGTCCGAATCTTTTTTACCCGCTCTTGAGATATACTTTACTGTATTTCCCAAACTAAATCCTAAATTCCAAGCGTCAATAACCTTGATGGCTTCATAAGGATTATTTACTCCACCATAATGTAGTGGATGATTAACTTGTTCTACTTTTATTGGGGGACACTTACAATCGCCAGTACCCCCACATAAACATACTTTTATATTATCCATTATTCTTCTTCTCTATATACGTTTAATAATTCGTCTCTTGATATAGTATTGTATTTACCACTTAATCCATCCATATCAACAAATTTAGTCATCATAATTTTTGTTTCATAAATCTGTTTTGTAACATCAAGAGATTTAACAATCTCACGAATAATTTTATATGGATCCGCATTTGATCCCGGTCTACGGTCTTCAATGTAGCCTTTCCATTCTTTTGCCGTATCTTGTGGTACACGAATTGATGCTCCACGATCTGACACACCCCAACTGAATTTATCAATTGCCTGTGTTTCGTATTCACCAGTTAGACGTAAATTATTATTAGACCCATACGCTTTGATGTGATCTTGATGTCTTGATTCAAATGCATTAAATAAAGCCATAAAATATTTTTCATTTCCATCATTTCTCATAGTATCGGTTGAGAAATTAGTGTGAAGTCCAGATCCATTCCACTCACCGTGTGTTAATGGTTTAGGGTGTAATTCAATATGATAACCATATTTTTCTGCCATTTTGAATAAGAAATAACGAGTCATCCAAAGATCGTCACCACCTTTTAATTTTCCTTTTGAAAAAACTTGATATTCCCATTGTCCTAAAGCAACCTCAGCATTAGTACCGGTAATATCAATCCCATAATTTAGACACATATCTAAGTGTGATTCAACAAAATCACGACCAACAACATTATGTCCTACACCACAATAATATTCTCCCTGTCCTTTAAGGATGTTTCTTTTATGACCTAAAATGTTTCCGTTAATCTCTTCACGTATGAAGTATTCTTGTTCAAACCCAAACCAAAGATCTTCAAAGTTATCACCAATCTGAGATCTTTTATTTGATTCATGTGGGGTCCCATCAGGATTTAATACTTCACATAATACATATACAGTATCATTTACGAATGGGAACCCATGTGTTGTATACTGTCTAACAGGTTTTAAAAGACGATCTGAATTTCCTGTTTCCGCTTGAGAAGTGGATGATCCATCAAAATTCCATACCGGAATATTATTTAATTCCATAGGAACTTCACTTTCAACAATTTTAACTTTACTTCTAAGGTTTGGCTCCGGTCTATATCCATCAAGCCAAACATATTCTAATTTAATTTTCATTTGTTTTCGTTTATGTATTTTATTATTTCTTCTTTGGATTTTCCTTCATTAAATAACCGATAAACATCTCTTGAGAATTTATCAGTTAAAAATGCAGCATCGACATCAAGATATTTTTCTATATCATCTAAATGTCTTAAAATATGTTTTTTTGTGAAAATTCTCTTATTGAACCCCATTTGAATTAGATTTAAGGGTTTGGGAATTTTTTTGACCGATAATTTTAATATAAACTTTTCTGACTTCTTTACCTAAATCCATATCGTTTGGTAGGTCCTTAATTAATTTTTCAATCAATTTTTCGAAATTTTTATCCATATTAAGAATTTAATTGTTCTTTGTTTTTCTTGTAGTTTTCTAACATCTGTACTTGGTTAACATAACTAATCAATTTTCTTTTAAAAAGAGGTAAAAGTGTTTCATTAATTGGGAACTCACCTTCACAACTCATTTCAAATAGAGGTAGTTTTGATTTATTATCTATGTTCCATTGACTAAATGTATTTATAATTTTTGTGATTGTCAAATTATTTTTCTTATCAGAATAAATTAAATTAACTAAAGTTTTACTCTCAGGTGATTTTTTATTGACTGGTTTTACATCATATTCCCAAACATAATACATTTCATCCTTAGGATTAATGTAATAAAAATATCCTTTTTTTTCTAAAACCGAATCTTTATTTTTCTTTAGTTTCATTATGATACTATCAAATACTATTTCCCAAACAGATTTAGCAATATTAAAATATTCTAACATTCTTGGAGCACTATACGATAATATTTTAGTGAATTCACCCATCTCCTCATTGTCTAAAGTTGGGATTTCTTTAATCTTTAAATCTTTTACAAGTAACTCATCGTCTATAGTTGAAAATTTCTTATCCGTGTAGATAATTTTCTTATCCTTAATAAGAGTTTGAATATTCGCTAAATGTAGTGATAATTCAATGAAACTTGGATACAGTTCCATGTTGTCTAATTTTTCCCCCATTTTTTGGAAGTACGACAATAATTTGTATTCTTTGTGTTCTTGGTCAATAGGTTTTTCAAACATCCATTCGGTGTTCATTAAAAACTCTATTTTTTTCTTTCTTCCCATCACACATAAACATAATAATATTTTTCTATTCTGTAAAGATATTAATCAACTCTAAAGACAACGTAATTTGTATCGTTGATTCTAATTTCATCGTAAGTCCCATCATAATTTGCTAATATACCGTAATCTGAATCACGAATTAAATCTTCTTCTAATGATCTTTTATCCACAAAATTTTCATAATCCATACCATAATCGTCTAACCATCTAATCGGGTCGTCTTTAATTTCATCTAATCTTTCTTCTACCTCTCTTTCAACATCATCTTCATCAGGATCTCCTTCAGGATTATCTTTAATAGTTTCTATGTCATCTTCAATATCCACAAAACGATCCTCAATTTCACTTATTCTTTCCGCAATATTTTCAGACATTTCATCCCAATCTATATCTTTGTATACGGGATTTTTTAAAGTTGGTGTCCCATTTAGTAAAACAGTTTTACTTCCGTCTTGATTGGCAATTAAATTAATTTTGTTACCCGCACCATCTTTATATTCCCAATTATTCTCTCTATTAACAACAAATTCTAATGGTGGTATTATCCCATAATTAATTAAAAATAACTCACCCTGTAATTCAACTCTCTCAAATTTTAAATCATCTATTTGTTGTTCCTGATATCCAGATATATCTCTTCTTACATCATAATTACTCGGATCATCATAGATCCATTGTCTTATCATATCCTCAAAATATTCCGCAACATCATCCCCGTCAATGTGATAAGATAAAGTGTCTTTACTAAAATTACTTAAGTCATCTATCATATCTTTATAATAGTCCTGAAGAGATGTGTCGGCATCGTATTCCGTACCAACTGCATATACATGACCATCAGCATCGGGATGAATTGATCTAAATGTATCCATTTCATAATGACTACCAAGAGGAATTAAACCATATACATCATTATTTTTAGATTTAAGTTCATCAATATCATATTGTAATTCATCATAATCATTTGTTAACTCATCAACCAAATCCGGATCTTCTTCAACATCAATTCTATCTTCGAGTTCCTGTAGTTTTTGTTCTAAACTTTTTAACTCTTCAATTTCATTCTCTTCTAACTCATCAATATCACCCTCATTAACCATAAATCGGAATACCGCATGAGCTCTTTCACCAGTATTATCGGTATCATTTAAATTCCATTCATCATCAATTCTTCTTTGATCCGCATCATCTCTTTCTTTTTGTCTTTTACGTCTTTCAATTTCTTCAGCATATGGTGTATTATAGTATGCACCAAGAGAATTGTATTCAACACCATTTAAACTTTTTATTTGTGTTCCAGCAATCGTGAGCTGACCATTTATGGTAATTTCACCCAAACTTTTTATTGGTTTACCGTTTATATTTACAGGACCATTAACTCTAAGTTTTTTACCTTTAAACATAGGTAATTTAGGTATTGCCTGAGCTTGATAATTAACAGATCTTAATAACATATAATACTGATCAGGTGTGATATCATAATATTGATCATCACCTTCAGTTTCTTCAAATATTATAGTTTTAATTAAATTAACTAAATCACCACCTTTTATTTCTACTATTCTTGACATATAACAATAAATATTCAATTCTTTACAAATATAATAATCTTTAGATATTTATAGATAAATAAACCTAATAAAAACAAATTACCATGGGATGCGGATGTAAAAAAAATCAAGCACAAGCGGCACCTCAACCACAAGCACAACCTCAACCAGCACAACAAAATGCTACGGTTCAGGAATCTGTGAAAAAAATTGTTGAGAAATATTACAAGAATAAGTAATAGGTGTTATGCGAATTGTTGAGGTGGAGAATTATTTTTCCACCTTTTTTTATATTTATTAGTTAGATATGGACTTAAAACAAATAATACAAAATTTTAACGATGGTGATTGGGATGACATATCACCTATTTTTAATCGTAAAACTACCACATTTTTAAAATTTTTAAAAAGTAAAAATTTATTAGATAGAATTGATATAAATCAATTACCGGAAGATGATTTTCCTGAAATGGAGTTTTTAGATTCTTTAGGTATTTTAGATGGGTTAGAATATAAATCAGTACCAGATGAACAATCTAATAGATATCTTTTGTATATGTTAGAAAAAAACCCATCGGAAACTTTAAAATTTATTTGTGATAACCTATTAACAGATGTTGAGTTGAGAGGTGAGGATTATTATCTCAAATTAAAGGATAGAGAAGAATTATCCGAATTTTTTAAAGATTCTCGTCAATCAACATCACCTAAAGATGTTGCTAAATCAATTTTAGGTGAAGATTCTTGGGACCCATATTGGGACACAACTGATGATGTTTATCGTGATGTAATTGAAGTGTTAGATAAAGAAAACTTGAGTCACCTTTCACAATATATAATTGAACATATTGGTAATCAGATTTTATCAATAGATGATTACGACACTCAATTTTTTGATGAAATTTCAAATGAATTGGGAGAATTTACAATCACATCAGAAAATGTTGAAGGACTACTCAGAGATGAAGAATCAATGAAACTACTTTTAAAAAATGATCTTATTGATTTAAAATCCGAATTATACTCATTACACGATAGTTCATATAATTCAGCATATGAAAATGAAATATATTCTAGTGTTATGTCAGAATTAGAAAGATTATTTGTTGGTAATATAATTGAAGAACCATTAACAAGAAACGAAAAAACTTATTATAGACCATATATTAAAATCCGAGATTTTTATGGAAATGTTAAATTATTTTTATCCACGTTTGTAGGTTCAGGTTATAACGATGACAATCTTGATTATCACGGATCATACACCGAAATGATTAAACATTTAATGGGTGAAGATGAAATACAGTATTTAGATTTTAGAATACCAGATTATCCTGACTACCGTGAAGTTGAGAAAAATATAAATGATATGTTAACCTCTTACATTTAAGTAAAAATACCTTAACTATTTATATATTCATTTAAAATCCATATCAATTGTAAAAAAAGATATGAGATTAATTAATAAAAATTCAAAAAGAGGCATTGTTAATCTATTTGCCGATTTCATTTTATCTAAGATTGATAAAAATGAAAATTCAATTATACAAGTTTCAGATGTTGGTTCTTTTTATGTAATTAATGGAATTACAACGAGTGAAACATTTTTAGATATAAATTCAATAAGAGATGAATTTACCGAAAAATTCCAAGATATATTAACGTCATTGGAGATTAAATCACTTAACGTTATCGATATTATCAAATACAATCAAGAAATTGGAAATATTGAGAAGGGATGGATTAAAGTTAATAAAATTCCTTTTATTGAGGAACCTGAACCTTTAAGTGAGATTTCAATTAATTCTGAATTCCCATATGGTCATAGTTTAAACTGCGGTAGATTAATGGTTTATTACACCCACTATATGTTTAATCAAGTTTATAGTACAATAATGACCAATGAAGTTCATTTTTTCTTCACCAAAAAAATTGATTCTAATGAAGATTTTAAAATTAAAGTAGTAACAGATAAAGGACTACATAAAGATATTATCAAATCACTTATCTTAGACGTATTTAACTTCGATTTGGAAGAGTTTTCATCCAAAGTGGTAAGTTATGACTTAACTCAAGATATATTAGATCCTATGGGAGAAAAACCATATTTAATACAAGATAGATTGGAAGACGTAATTGTCTTCTAATCTATCTTTTAAAAAATTCTTTAATTATTTTAGCGCCTTGTTCAATATCTTCAAAATCTCGGTCAGGAGCAAACAATTTAGTCACAGGATTATCTTCAGGTGATTCAATTAACATAAATGCCGGAACAAATTCATTTTCTGTTACCTCAACAAATAAGTTATACTCTTCTTCATATTCGTGAATATCACGATCCACGTATTCAATACCCTCTTTGTCTAACATTTCTTTTAACATATGACAAAAAGGGCATTGTTTCATCGTAAAAAGAACCGCAACCTTATCCATTGATTAATTCGGTTAACATATCTTTTAATTGACCTTCGTTAAGTACCCCAACTTTTGTATCAATAACTTCACCAGAATTAATCACTTTAATCGTTGGTATACTTCTAATACCTAATGACGCTCCAACTTCTCTATTTAAATCTACATTCATTGTATACATCTTAACATCAGATGTATTTTCATTTGATATTCTTTCAAATATTGGTTTCATCATTCTACATGGTCCACACCATTCAGCCCAAAATTCAACAATTAATTTTTCACCATTGTTAATTTTTTCTTTTAATTCTACACTTGTAATTTCCATTTTTTTATTTTTTTATTTTATATGATCAATGACCACTGTTCAACTTTGATAAATTTTTTATAAAGAATTTAACTTCATCATATTGATCCACATCGTAATAAACTTTCACATTATAATTTAGTTCAGATAAATCAATCTTAGATAAATATAAGTAAAACCCGGATCTATGTTTAAAAATTCCTTCGGTATGTTTTATTTCCCCACCATATTCCTCACCTTTAAGATATTCTATCAAAAAGTTTTTATGTATTAAAACGTCTGGTGTTAAATTTAAAGGACTATTAATTTTTAAAACACCATATAATTTTTGATGTCTATCTTTAAGGATATCCAAAAAGTTATTTTCGTTTAAAAAATATTTATCTTCCATAATTTAAAAAAAGGGGTCCGTAGACCCCGTAGTAGTTATAACATTGATTCTGCGGTTTCCCAAAGTTTTGTGTTAACATAATTCAAACTTGATATGTTTTTCAAACTTCTCAAGCTTGACTTGCGACCAGTTTTTGTTTTATACTCAATACCTCCTCGGACAAATTTTTCCTGAACCATGTTGAATGTAGACCAAAGGTCGTCACCAGAGTCCTCATGTCTTAAAGGTGTTAAAATTTCTTCGATGTTTAACTCCGCAGGAACAGAACCAATAGCCCATCTAAACTTAGAAGATTTCTCAACAAAATCAATCTTTTCGTCAATTGTTAATTTTCTTTCCATCATTCTACCAACAGAATGTTCAATCTTAGGTAATTTCTTACTAAAACTTTCAGTTAGTTCTTTTACCTCATCTAAGGTAAATGCCTTATGACGAATATTAAATCTTTCAGATACAGACGTAGGAACAACAAGACCATTACTACAAACTAGTCGGTAAAGACCAGCACCTAAAGAAAAACCTGAAGTACCATTGTGTGAGTTACGAACAATCGCCTCAACTAAAGTATCACCAACCGCAGGTAATTGTTTGTTACGAAACTTAACCTCGTGTAACGCATGAATACCTTTACCCGTTTGATGTGCTGAGGAAACATCCCAACCTTCTCTCAAAAAATATTCAATTACCTGATCCGTAGGTACGAATGAATATTTGTTAGTCAACTTACTTGAAGGTTCCGTTGCAAACACCGATGGTGCCACTTTTTTAATTAATTCTGGTGTGTAAATCATAAGTATAAAATTTAATTATACCACAAAGATAACACTTTTTTTATAAACCACAATAATTTTTTGATTTTTTTTAATTTAAAAATATATCACCGAATTTTGTTTTCATTATATGTTGTTCAATTTTTTCTATTGATGCCAACTTTTCAAATAATTCAGGTGCCTTTAACTCTAAAACAATATCTAATATTTGTTGTTTTGTTAAAATATAATCTTCCCCCTTTTCCACATTTTCCAATGATTTTTCTTTCATCTTTTGGTAGAACAAATCTTTTTGTGCTGTACCCACTAAATCCATAAAATCACCGGGGTTATTTTCAAAAAAAGTTATCATTTGTCTTATGTATACTTCAACATCTATATTTTTCATATTTTATATTTTAGAATTTCCCTAATCCAGTACAGTGTTGTTTCATATCTTCAGGGAAATGAATAAACCAAAAATCCTCATCAGGTGTCATATATTCTTCTAATTTTTTAGGTATCTTGATATTAGGATTTGATCCCATAATTGAAAAGAATTCTAAACAAGTTAATTTAGAAATAGATTCAGGTAACTTATCTAACTCAGGGTTGTTTGTTAAATTTAAAAATGATAATTGTCTACAGTTTCCAATACTTTCAGGTATCGACTTAACCATATTATCAATTACCAAAGTTGTAAGTTCAGTAAATTTTCCAATACTTTCGGGTAGATCCATTGCGATGACATCATTTGATTTATTTTCCATATTAATGAATTCAACATTATCAGGAATTGAATCAAAATATTCCTCAAAACCAAATAGTGCAATGTATTTAGATGCATCATCTTTAGGATATTCCAATTGAACAAATGTTCCTGTATCCTTAGATGTTAACTCTTGAGCGTATTTTCTTTTAAGTTGTCTGAAATACGGTCTCATTTCTTTGGTTTTAATTGTCTCAATATCGCTTGAAGTTAACTGACTTAATGTTTTTGTAAGTAATTTTTCTTTTTTCTTTGAAACATAATAAGACATAGCCCCATCTTTAAGGACCTTAACCATTCCACCATTTAACTCAGTTCCTAAACCAATATATTTCTTTTGTAGTTCTTCAGGTAAATTAGCAAATATTTCAACACCGTTACTCATGTTAGTGAAATCGGGACCTCTTAATTCCATCCATAATTCAACTTCTTCAACACTACCTAACTCTTGTATCGGATCGTTAGTTCTTAGGTTATAAGATTTATATCTCTGCATTTTTTCTTGATCCTCATTACTAAATGGTTTTGGTTCAAGATATTCTTTTTTACCTTGTAATGCCGGAACCTTTCTAGTAATTTCGTCCCAATCAATTTCTGTAGCTCCGGCATATCTACCTGAATTGGTACCATCCGCCAATCTCATTCCTCCCCATCTATCAACAAGGACAACAACAGCATAATTAACATCTGATTCAGGTAAATTCTTACTAATAACATAATATAATGTTAAGTTTTGATTTAATCTATAATTGTAGTAGTAATTACTTGATCCTTCCCAAGATGTACACCATCTTCTATCGGGAGCGTGTTTTTTTCTAATATTAATACATTGTTGTTTTTCATCAGGAGCAAAAATTAATATGTTATCATCTTCATATGCAATATCAACGTCATCTAAATCAATATCAGGTAAACTATATTCATCTTCACCCATTGGTGTGTAACCATCAACCAAATGCTCAAACTCATCAAATGTCATAAACGCAGTTAATTTAGCATTTAATGGAATTGATTCGAAGTGTCTCACAAATCTTTTAACCCTAGGAAGAATAACTGTTAATGGATCATCATCAGGATTATCCTTCATAAATTTTTCTGTCATTCTTTTTGTTAATTCATTCTCACCATTGTCATCAAATCTACCAAAAAATCTATTAACTAAATCATTTAATTGAGATGGGTTTAAATCGGTAACATCTCTTTTGAATAACTTTTGATCGGGGAATAATGTTTTTAACTCAAAATATTTTTTAATATTTGTTTTAACTAATTGTAAGTCAACACCTTTGTGTTTAGTCACAAATTCTTGTGCAATACTCTCAAGATCTTTTTTGGTTTTTTGCTTTGTGGATTTATCCGCAACAAGTTGCTTTACTTTTTCATAACTATGTTTGAATATATCTTTATCTTCATTATCAAATGCCGCTTTAAATCTTTCAAAATCAGATATTGTTTTCTTGATTTCATCCTCAGTATCATCAGTTTCTTTAGTAAACTTATCCAATAATTTCTTTACTGTGGATTCAGGATACTCCAATAATATTTTTTTAATATTTACGTTTTCTTTAACGACTTTTGATAAAATTCCAACTAATTCCATATTGACTTTTTTTAATATAAATATCCAAGAAATAAAAAAAATTAGTAATTCATTATAAGTAACTCCTCACCCATATTTTGTTTCTCACCTTTCTTAGCTGCGGCAGCCTTAGCAAACTCTTTTCTTACCCAACTATAACGATCTTCAGGGAACCATTCACGAAGTAAATCAAAGTCATAATAAGACAATGAAAACTTACCTTGGACTCCGTGTAGAACGTTTGCCAATCTCTCGTGATCATTACGGTCGAAATCGTGGTTGGAGTAATAGTTCTCTGTCTTCCAATATGGTGGATCCAAATAAATGTATGTTGATGGTGAGTCATATTTATTAATTACATCTGAGAAATCCATATTCTCAACATCTGTGATCTTTAAGAAATGATCTACCCAATCAGGTTTCATCAACTTGTCTCTAAAGGTAAGATATTTTGACTTATATTTACCTTTCAAATCAATAAATTTTGATGTCTCAGGTTTTGATCCACTAAATACCTGAGTAAGAATGTAGACATACTTTGCTGCGGTCTCATAATCATATTCAGGTATTGTAATATCTTTGGTAAACAACTCGCTTTGGAAACTTACAAATTGATTACGATAAATCTCAGGGGTTTGTTCCACCCCAAATTTTTGACAATCAATTGAATTTATTGCCTTTAATAATTCGTTAGGGTTTTGAGCACATTTAAACAAATTATAATTTAATGGATTGAAGTCATTGTACACAACTTTATTAAGGTTCGGGAATTCTTTAAGATCCATATTAAAGAAACACCAAAACATACCCCCAAATGTTTCAAGATATGTTTCCATATCCTTATCATAGAAAGGTACAATCCACTTTCCAATCTTACTTTTACCTCCAATGTATGATAGCATAATTTTTTTATTTTAAAAATAGTTATTTTATATTTATATGTCAATCAGTAATATTTATTATTAATAAAAAAGAAAACATGGAAGAAGATATGAAAACCGAAGCAACTCAAGTTACAGGGTGTAGAAAATGTAATCAAACAACAGGTAAAACTCAAAAATTTGTTTTTATAAGTGGAGCCTTAATGTTTGCCTTATCCATATATGGTTTAGTTTCATTAATTTACGATATTAAATCTCTTTTTTAATTTCTCGTATATTTAAGATACTGATTAATTAGTAAATCCCCATTTTGTTGACCTCTAAAACCTTTGTTCTTAACTCTTAGTGATGTTGATGTATCTATATTATCAGGGAATTTAATATTCATTACCCCATCAGGATGTGGTACATCAAACGTTCCTCTTTGAAAATCCTCGATCTTTAAAAACGCATTATATATTAAATGTGGTCCCGACTTTTCAAAATTACTTTCATTTATAGTTTTAACTCTTACAACTAAATTACCATAACCACCATTTCTATAATCTCCAAGACCTTGTAATCTTAAAAATTGACCATCATCTATACCGTGTGGTAATTGTACGTCTACGGTATTAATTTTATTTATCGCACCTTGTCCACCACAAGCATAACAAGCTGCGGTTGTTACTTTACCAACACCATTACAGGTTCCACAGGCAACTTGTACGATTTGAATGAACATACCGGATCCCATTTGTTTAACTGTGAATCCTTGACCCCCACAAGTTTGACATACTTTCTTTTCTCCACCAGTACCATTACAAGGATTACACTTGTCTTTTCTATTATATGTAATTGTTTTCTTACCCCCTCTGTAAGATTCTAATACACCAATATGAACATCAATAACGGTATCGTGTACTCTGTTTTGTTGTCTACGATTACCACCAAACATATTATTTAACATATCCTCCATTGACGCTCCACCAAATCCTCCCATATTACCAAATGGATTGTTTTTTTGTTGGTCATATTGTTTACGTTTATTTTCATCTCCAATGGTGTCATACGCAGTTGAGATCTTTTTGAACTTCTCCTCGTCACCCCCTTTGTCCGGATGGTTTTCTTTAACCAACTCCCTATATTTTCTTTTAATCTCTTCTTGGGTCGCATTTTCAGTAACCCCCAAAACACTATAATAATCTTCCATATTTATTTTAACTGATTTATAATTATACTTAACAAATATATAATAATCAAATGGATAACTATATAATCGTATTGTTTAAAAATAAAACAAAAAAGAAAATTATCAAGAAATTCAAAACATTTGATAGAGCAAAAAAATTCTACGATAATTTGGTAAAGGAAAGTGAATCCGTAATATTCAGAATGGAAACTGAGAATGGTAAACCGTGTGTATATGAAATAGGATTTTTAGAACGGATTATTAGTCACAGACCTTATTTTGTAAGAGACCAATTTGGTAGACAAATTAAAATTGATCTTGATGATCCTGACTTTAATATTACCCTAATCAACAATTATAATAAAGAAGAATTAATATATGATGTCAGTAAGTCGAAAAAAATAACTGTACCTACTATGTTAAAACAATATTTACCAAAAGTTGGGGTTAAACTGGTTTCCAAACTTAACAACAAAATTGTTATACAAAACGATGAAAAAATATATTTGTTTTCACTTAAAAGTGAGGATGATTGTGATAGATTAATGGATTGTCTTTCTTCACATATGATAAATGAAGGGAGGATTGATTGTATTTTGGTAAAAGATTCATCAAAAGAACAAAAAAAATATATGTATGATCTTTTATCGGAAAATGGATATTCTAAATCAATTCTTTACCGTAGATTTACGACTTATAAACGATAGTATTTTACTAAATAAATTTTCTTTTTTAATTTCTTTTGGTGGTTCAACTATTTTAAACGTACCATCTAAAATAAAAATGACTTCAACACCAGATAAATCTATCTTAAACTGAGTAAATCCTTGATCGATTTGTCTGAAGTTTGATTGTACCTTTTTAAAATCTTCAAATGGTAGTTCAAGTACGATCGCACTTTTACCGTTTGGGAACAATGTTTGTGTGGCATCTGTTATCAACGCTAATTTTTCAATTATCCCATCAATACTTTTTTGATTTTCTGCCATAATGTTAATTTTATTTCCTGTTTAACAGGAATTATTTCCTCTTTTTTTATTTTTTTAATTTGATCAATAAAACGATTTTTTTCGTTTACTAAATCAATTTGGTCTTTTTCAATTTCATTATTTAGCCATTGTTGCATTCCCTCCAACCGGCTTGATGGTTTCTTCTGTGTCATCTAACTTAATTTTTTCTTCAGTGATTTCAAATTTTAAGGCTTGTAGATCATCCAACTTTTCTTTTTCAAACATCTTTTTAAGTTCATCCACTTTGACTTGGAATAACCTTTCCTTTTCTTCTCTTTCTTTATTATATGCGATTATATTTTTAATATTTGATATAATCTCATCAACTGATTTCTCATCAAATTCTGAAACAAATGAAAAGAATCTAAAACCTTGTTTAGATTTATCATTCTCAACCACTTTTTCCTCATTTACATATTTTTTAGGTAATTTCCAAGTGTCAGGAAATTCAATATCAAAAGATAAATAATTTTTTAACTTTCTTACTGATTGTAAATATGGAAATAGTATCGTAAATTCCTTAAATAAGCTCATTTATATTTGTATTAGATATGTTATTAAATAACTTAATGCCAAACCATTAAATAAAATCTCCCTACTACTTAGAACCATTCTTTCAGGATTTGCTTGTAGTAGGGAAATAATAAATTTGAACGTTGTTCTCATCAATAAAATTGCGGAGAAAACAAAAACAAATAAATATATTGTATTAATATTAGTCATTTTTTCTTGCTTCCAAAATCTCACCTCTAAGTGTTTGTAACAACGATTTCAATTCTTGCGATGTTTTTCTAGCACGTGTTCCAGCACTTTTGTTACCCGCATTAAATTTAGTAACATCAACACTTAATTCTTCCGTCAACGTTTTAATTTTTTCTAAAGTTTCCATTGTGTAAAATAATAATTGTTTATTTTTATATAATCAAATCTAAATCAATAAATCTCGTTTGTAAATACTACAGGACCATATTTTTATCTAACGACTTATATATACTAGATATCATATCTAAATCAGATTTAGTAAACGGTTTTTTTCTATCGAAAACATCCGTAAAAAACGTACCTATTGAATTTTTTATTTTATCTTCTTTTTGTAAATAAAAAATCTCCATAAAAAACTCCATAAAGTAATCAAGGTGATCACCCTTCTCATTAAAAACGATACTTTCCTTATTAAAATTTTGAATTGTTTTTTTCCAACACCATTGAAAATGGTTTTTTTTATCTTCATCCGACATAACAATTTTTGTTTCGGATTTATTGTCATCATCACCTAAATATGTTTCAACAATGAGATAATATAATGAAAAGGTGAAATCATAATATAAATCCATTTTTTCAGGAATTATATTATTAATCCTAAACCAAATATCAACATCTTCCGGTTTCATTGGTTGGGTTATATAGTTAAAAAAATTCTCCATAGATTTATGTCTATGGAGAAATTATAATAAAGTTATGATATATGTAAATTATTGTGTTTTTTGATTATATCCCATTAAACTTTTCATTCTATTAAATTCTTCATTTAATTTTTGGGCTTTTTTATCAATAACACTTTCAAGTTTAATATTTACACCAGTACCAGAATTTTCACCAGTACCATCCGTAACAGGTTGTTTAGATTTTCTATAAGCCGTTTCTTTTGCTTTATGGAATTTCTTAGCCTTTTGTTTCTTAGATATTTTATCACCTAAATCAGTTTTCTCCGCATTTGCCCATTCAGGATTATTTCCTGTTCTTGAGGAACCTTTAATGTTATCTGATACCCAATCTTCATCATATGTGATTTCCTCCGGTACAAAATCTTCCATTCCAGGTCTCATATAATCATCTAAAAATTCTTTACCACCATCGGACATTACATACGCCTTTTTACTCATCTTTTCTAATTCACCATTACCTTTAGGAAAATGTTTTGGGTCTGTTGTAAATTTTTCTTTAGATCCGTCTTTTTCGTATTCGGTAATTTTTTTAGTAAACTCCTTCATATATTCCTCATTTTCTTTACCAGATCCTTTATGTGCCTTTTCATATGCCGCTAAACCAGCGGGAGTTATTCCTTTCTTAATATTACTTTTTTCTTCCATTACAATTTGTTCAATCATATCAACAATTTCACTTTCGGTAAAAATTTCTGAATCATTACCATTTTGTAATCTGTAATAAACTTCATTAGATTCTTTTCTTAACATT